GGTTGCAGATATGGGATGCGGTTACACACCCAGGCCATTCAAAGATGCTTTGGCACAAGTCTGTAAAAAGGTTTATGCGGTTGATGGTGATGAGCGGGTATTATCCCAGCAATCAGATAATGGCTTGGTATTCGTGGTTGCAGATTTTACCCAGCCGATTCAAGATATCCCAGATGGTAGTTTGGATCGGGTATTCTGTGTTTCTGTGTTAGAGGATGTTGGGGATAAGGTTTCATTGGCGCTCACAGAATTTGAGCGGCTGTTAAAACCTGGTGGGTTATGCGTTTTAACATTTGATGTTCATTACAACGAAAAGAAACCATTAGGCCAATATCCAGGTGTTGAGCTTTATAACTTTGCGGAATCTGTGTTTGAGTCTGGGTTGGGCTGGGATGATAAGATCGATTTCGATAAAAGGAACGTGGTCAATAATAAGGAATTCAATCTATGCGTGTTTCATTGCATACTGAGAAAGCCATAAAGGTACTTGACTACATCAAGGATCTGGAATTGCGGAATGGTGGAATCCGGGCTTGGAAAGGCGGTCCAGCATACCCAGAGGTTACAGGTTATTGTATCCCCACATTGCTTGATTATGGGGAGATCGAATTGGCGGTTAGGTGTGCCAATTATCTGGTCAAGATCCAAAATGATGATGGCTCATTTTATGACATGCACAATGTAAAGCGCTCATTTGATACTGCAGCATGTATGGAAGGGCTAAACAATTTTCTGATGTTTACGATAACGGATGATGACAAATATTATTGGGCAGCACAAAAGGCGGGGGAATGGTTGAATGGTTTGGTTCGTGATGATGGGGCAGTAAGAACACATGACAAAACCATGGATACCCATTTATATACTATGCGGGTTTCATGGTTGCTCAACAGTGAGGCTGGGGCTCAATATTGGATGGATACACCTTGGGAGCCCACCAGGGAACATTATGTAGCGTATGCGCTTGAGGGGCTCTGGAATCTGGGGCATGAGGGTTTTGTTAGGGGTAAATTATCAGAGCGGGATTGGAATAGTGAGGATCTTTGTGCCAATGCTCAATTTGCTGTTTTATTTCATCATGCAGCGATCGACGGAAATACTTGGGATGTTGCTTTAGCTGAATTGGTTGAGATGTTTTTGGGCGAGATCTTCAATAGCTGGACTGCAAAATGGATCCTGGATATGTGGAAGGTGATCGGTGAGTAAACCATTTGGGATCTCAGGGATGATCAGACTCAGAAATGAGAGCCAATTTATGGAAGTGGCGATCCTTTCACACTTGCCATATCTGGATGAGATCGTGCTTGTGGTTCAACCCTCAGATGATGATACTCTGGATAGGGCCAAAAATCTTGAAAAACAAAACAGTAAAATCAGGGTATTGTTTTATAACGATATAGTTGATTGGATTGACACACCAGGATTTTACGAAAAGGATCCTGGTAAGTTTGGCCATTTGGTTCACATGAGTAATTTCGGTTTGGACCAATGCAGGTATTCATGGATCTGTAAAACTGAGGGGGATGTTATAGCACTCAGCACCTTTGAAGATGTGATCAACCAGGTAAGGCAGCATCCAGACGATCACAAGTATTATGGCCGGATACTCTTAAATGTCGCAGGTGCGAAATGCGATATGATCAGCCTGAAACATCCAAGGAATGCTGGTTGGGATGTGGGAATATTTCCAAACGATCCCAGATGGCGATTTGAGCGCCAGGGCAAGTGGGAATCTATAACACCTGGTGATAATAGAATCACATCCTGGTCAGGCTTGCACATGAAAAGGTGTAAAACCAAAAACCTTTATATGGGTGAGGTCGAGCCATGGGGAGCATTTACACCTGATAATGTTGAAGTGGCATTAAAGCATTTTAACTTGAGTGTTGATTATGCTGGTGAGGATAACCCATTGGGGGAATCGTGTTTGTATGAAAAGGATTGGATCGATCATTACCTGGAAGGGGAATCATGCCATCAGTTAGCGTGATAGTGCCAACATATAATAGGCCGGGATACTTGACCAGGGCATTGGCCAGCATCAGGGCTCAAACGTTCTGGGATTATGAGATCATAGTGATCAATGATTATGGGGAATCAGTCGAGCAATTATGCAGATTGTTTGATCCTGTCACTCATTACAGGTTAGATCCAAACCGGGGCTTACCAGCTGCAAGAAACATTGGCATAAAATTATTTGCCAAAGGGCGATATATTGCATACCTGGATGATGATGATGTATGGTTGCCACAGCACCTTGAGAAATTGGTAAAATTTAGGCAGCAAACAGATTGCAAGGTGGTTTACTCTGATTCTTACTTTTGGCAGGATGAAAAGAAATTTGAATTATTGTTATCAGAAAAGTATAAGCGCAAACACCTGCAGCAGCGGAATTTATCCCCAATTTGTAGTATATTACATGATAAGGATCTATTTGATCTGGCTGGGTATTTTGATGAATCTTTGCCAGCGCTTGAAGATTATGATCTATGGTTGCGATTTTCAGAGCATACCGATTTTGAGCACCTCCCAGAGGTAACGGCGCTTTACAGTAAACGGAATGGATCAAACCAGATGAGCGCAGAAAATAGAATGATGGCTGAAACGATCCAGTTTGTAAAGCAAAGACACAAAGAGAGGGTGACAGCATGAAAGTTAAAGTGTTGAGATCTTGGCTACGCAGGGATAACACTTGGACAACACCCGGTGAGATCATTGGCGATCTGGAACATCCAGAGGCATACATGGAAGCGGGATTAGTGATACCTGTCAGGGAATTACAGATCGAATATCCCACCATGGATCCACCAGAAAAGACGGTGACCAGATGAATTATAAAATCCAAACAGCGCCAAATGCAGAGCCCATTGATTTGGAGTTTACCAAGAATCATTTAAGAGTAGATACCACAGATGATGATACCTACATAGAAACATTGATCACAGTGGCCAGGCGTACAGCTGAGCAAATATCGAATCACAAGATGATAACCCAAACATGGGATATCAAAATGGATTCATTCCCAGGCAGCACTACGATAAAATTACCCAAATCATTATCACCTTTGGAATCTGTTACACACGTAAAATACACAGATGAGGATGATAGCGAGTCCACTTTTGGATCGTCAAATTATGTAGTTGACACCTATTCGGATCCAGGCAGAATCAAGCTATCTGATAATACCAATTGGCCATCTGATACACTCACAGAATTGAATGGAGTTGAGATCCGGGTGGTGGTTGGGTATGGGGATCCTGATGATGTGCCAATGGAAATGAAACAGGCCATACTATTGATCGTTGGTCACTTATACGAGAATCGGGAAGATGTTACAGTGGGCGAGGTTGCCAGGGAGATCCCCATGGGTGCTGTAACTTTGCTGATGTTGGATCGGAATATACCATTATGAGAGCAGGGCAGCTCAGGCAGCGGATCAAGATTCAGAGCAAAACAGCCACACAAGATTCTTATGGTGATGAGGAAATCACTTACACCACTTGGGCCACAGTCTGGGCGGCGGTCGAGCCACTAACAGGGCGGGAATTCATCGATGGAAAAATGATCACAGCTGAGTTAACCCACAGGATGAGAATCAGGTATAGGTCAGGAATCCTTGAAGAGTATCGGGTGGTGTTTGATAGCCGGAATTTTGATATCATATCGATTATCCATGTGGAAGAGCATGAGCGGGAAATACACTTGATGTGTCAGGAGATCCGTTAAAATGGCTGATGGTTTTAGGGCTACAATCGAAGGTGACAAAGAATTTGAGGCCAAACTAGCATCTTTGAGATCTCAGATCTCAGGCATACTTGAAGAAGCCACACTTGCCGGGGCTGAGGTTATCAAGGACCAGGCGGATCACCTTGCACCAGCACCACACATTGAGACTGAGATCGTGGAATCCACTCATTACCAGGCTACAGCGGATATTGGGCCGGATGAGGATCACTGGTATTACAGGTTTTTAGAAACCGGGGCCGGGCCGCATGAGATCACAGCGCCGGGGCTGGTGTTTACAGGTATGGAAGGGGATCAGATCGTCAGGGTTAGTGTCGATCATCATGGAATGGCAGCGAGGCCATTCTTAAGATCGGCGCACGATGAAAAACAAGCTGAGGCCACAGAAGCCACAGGACAAACATTCCTAGAAATTATTAACAAACACCTGGAAAAATGAAATGGTCAAAGAATTTACAGAAAGCGATTTTGATACCAGGCCACAAAAAGAATTACCGATTGATGTTTTTGTCGGTTTGGTTGCATTGCTTGTGGTTTCTGCTATCGTGGTTTTGGCTCTGGCTGTATGGGTGCTTAAATAAAATGACAAACAGGCAATTTTACTTTGGTATTGAAAATTTAGGTTTGAATTCATCGCAAAGACAAACCTTGATAGAAGAGCTCAAAACACTTGGACCAGCCAGCGATCCTCAGCCAGCTTGTCTTTGCCATTGGCGCACTCGTTTGGATGGAGATGCAGCGATCTTTGAAGCTTTATTTAACGAGAATAATTTGACAGTGGATAAATTCAAGCAAAGGCTAGGAACAATATTCAGTGTTGATCCATCTACAATTGACCACAGTCTCAACCAGGTAAATTTTGCCGGGCATGGTACACAGATTGCAGTATTCAGCCGGGGTGGTACTGATTATCTACGCTTTGCATTGTTTGGTGGAATGGATGCTGATTGGATGGATAGCGGGGATGAATGCCGGGGATACTTAATGACTTATCACGATGAGTGGGATGATCTTTTATGAGCTATATTACCAAGGTTTTATCTTATTCACCTATCGCTTATTGGCCGCTGAATGAGGCCAGTGGTACAAATGCAAATTGTCTGGTGGATGCCAATCAAGATGGTACTTATACCGGGGTAACATTAGGGCAAACCGGAATCGGGGACGGTGAGACTTGCCCACTTTTTGATGGAACAAATGATTTTGTAGATATTTATTCTACTACTTTTAGAGATGCGTTTGATGGGGCTTCGGGGACAGCAATAGCATGGGTGAAGGTGCTTGATTCTAGTGAATGGGCTGATAACTACCAATATCCCCTCGTTTTACGTGCAGATGCGGAAAATAGAATAAGATTATTAGCTAGAGAGTCTATAAACGACACGCTAGGCGATAATTACGAAGCTGGTAATACTGCTACAAGAAGAACCATAGACACTGGCGGGGAACTTGGCTGGATGTGTGTCGCTATAACATGGAATGCAAGTGGGGATGTAAAGCAAACCTTTTACAACGGCTCACAGGTTGGCGGAAACCAAGGTTCACTCGGAATTTGGGTAGGGGATTTAGCCTCCAATACCACAGTTATAGGAGCTGTTAGCACTTCACCTAGTAGTCTCTGGACGGGTTGGATTGCTCATGTCCAAGTTTATGACAGTGTGTTGTCGGGGGCAGATATAGCCGATTTAGCATCTGTATCAGCAGAATATGAACAATCAGCAGCAGGAGCATTAACAGCGGTTGGGGTTATTACCAAACAAACCAGTAAATCTTTTGTAGGGTCGTCAACCGGATCGGGGGCATTGGTCAAGCAAATCACAAAGGCGTTTACCGGATCTGTTACAGCATCAGGGATCCTTGGTACGGTCAAGGCAGCTCTCAAGGCTGTGGGCGGCGCTCTTACACCAGCCGGGATTTTGTCACGAAAAACCAACAAAGTTTTAACAGGAGCCACCACAGCGATCGGAATCCTGGTAAAACAGGCTCAAAAGGCGGTTTTGGGCTCAATTACGATGGCTGGTGTGCTTGGTACTGTAAAAACCGTACTTAAGACTATTTCTGGGAGCCTTACACCTTCAGGCGTATTGACCAGACAAACAAACAAAATTCTTACAGGTTCTGTTACAATGTTAGGCAGCATCACACGACGGATTAGCAAATCGTTTACGGGTGCAATAACAATGGTTGGGGTATTGGTCAGGCAGTTGGCCGGACTTCCCACACCAGCAAAACGGATCTTTGCAATAGAATCGGAAAGCAGGATTTATTCAGTAGAATCAGAATCAAGGATCCATTCAATACAGTAAGGAGTCGATCATGGGTATGTTAGGAAAGGTTACACCACAGGGAAAACTGCAAGCAAAGAAAATCAGTCCTCCCAGAGCGCCAATCACCTGGTACTTGCGGAATTGGTCGAGATGGCCAGCGATCAAAGGCTTGATTGCGTTTTGGGTTACCAGGCCAATTGCAAGATGGTTTGGGCTTGCCATTATGATCGGCAAGCTTGAGGCGGTGTTAATCCGGGTTGATGGCTCAAGAGTCAATTATGGGATCTTGGGCTATCGAGTGGTTACAACCGCATTCGTCAATTTTGTGGTTGACCAATTGCAAGCGGAAACATCAGAATTTGGCGATTTCAAATTTCACGATTCGGGCGTGGGTGTAACAGCTGCAAATATTACCGACACCGACATTGAAACCACTGATGGTGAATCCAGGGCCACAGGCACACAAACAGAAGATGATGCCGATGATTACCAGAGCGTGGGAACGATCAGCTATACCACCACCAAGGCGATCACAGAACACATTTTAGCCAGTCAAGCGACTGGTGGTACTGCCATGGATCGAACGGTTTTCACTGCGATCAATGTGGTCAATGGTGATAGCATCCAATTTACCTACACCATCAATATACCTGCGGGATCCTGATTGGAGGGCTAATGCCTCAAACATTCAAAAAGGATCCTGATGCGGTCCTGGATTATAAGTTTGATTGGGCGGCATCCACAAATGGATCGGGTGATTCTGATTGGCTTGATACTGATAACAGCGAAACGATAGCCAGTTACACGATCACTGAGGAAACCGGAATCACTTTGGATTCAGATTCCCAAGGCGATACCGACACATCGGTAACGGTCTGGTTGTCTGGTGGGACTGATGGCAATGATTATAGCGTAGCATGTGAGATCGTTACTTCAGCCGGGCGTACAGATGAGCGCACAATTTTGATCCAATGTAGGGAGCGTTAATGTATATTGGTGAGGCGTTATTTGATAAGGTGACCAGTGATTCAGATGTAACAGCTCTGATTGGCACTCGCATGTATCCAAACGTGATTCCACAGGATGCAACACTCCCAGCACTCGCCTACCAGCAAATTTCCAGGCCGGGATCGATGGCTCACGATGGAGCGCCGGGGTATGCTTGGCCACGATATCAAATTACCGCACAGGCTCAAACTTATGATGAGGTTGACGATCTGACAAACAAGGTAAGAATCGCTCTTGACGGATCCAGCGGTCTTTGGGGCGGGGCTGGTGGGGTTACGGTTGAGGGTGCTTTTGTAAAAGACATTCGAGATGGTTATCAATTCCCCACTGAGCGGGAAACTAAAAGGCTTGATGTGGTTATACACCACATAGAGTAAGGAGAAAAATCATGGTGCAAGGCGGTTATGGTTTAGATATAAAGATCGATGTTGGGACGGTTTTAACGTCACTCACACTGATCATGGATGGGGATTATCCAGCATTGGTTAAGGTGTTGGCTGAATCTACTACGCATGACAGCACTAGCGGTTATGCGGAGCATGTGGCCACAGGTAAACGCACAGTTGAGGCATTCAATTGTACTTTGGCTTGGGATACTGCAGAAGCTACACATGCAGCGGTTGTAACAGCGTTTGATTCGGATGCTGCTTTTTCTTTTTCTGTGGCTGATCCAGATGGTGATGAGACATTAGCGTTTGAGGCTCATGTGTCCAGAATGAAACGGGAATCAAAACAGGAAGACGTTTACAAATGCGAGGTCGAGATCCAGCCGACTGGAGTCGTGACAATATCCTAATATGACTACTGAAAAACTACTTACCAGGGATCAGATCTTACAGGCTGATGATATCGAGGTCGAATCGGTTGAGGTTCCAGAGTGGGGAGGAAGCGTAAACGTCAAATCATTGACAGGTGAGGAACGGGATAAGTTTATTCAATCCCTCACCAGGCGCAAAGGCAAACAGGTTAGTACCAGCATGGAAAACATGACTTCTAAACTGGTTGCTTTGAGCGTGGTTAATGGTGATGGCTCTTTGCTCTTTTCTTTGGCCGATGTTAAATCATTATCCAAAAAATCTTCAGCGGCTTTAACCAGGGTTGTTGAAGTAGCTCAAAGGTTATCTGGGCTGGGCGATGATGATCTCGAAATATTGGCTGAAAATTTCGGGGAAACCCAGAGCGAAGATTCTGGTTTAGATTAACCTTAGCTCTGGGTTATCAATCGGTGAGGGATTGCCAGCGTGGGATCTCTTCACATGAGTTTGCCGAATGGATGGCATACTCAAAATTAGAGCCCTTTGGGGATGAGCAAACCTTATTTGATACCCATTTGGCTATACTTGAATCTATCTTGGCCAGCGCATACAGCGATCCCAAGAAGGGTAAAAAATATACACCTGATGATTTCAGGTTGTTGAATCCTGATAACAAACAAGATCCTGATGAGCCCATGACATCCAAAGAAATAGATCGTGAGAATTACCAAATATTAAGGGAAACATTAACAGGATCCAGATCAAGATAACATGGCCACATTAGCGACTCTGGTTGTCAAACTGGTTGGGGAGACTGAGGGGTTTGATAAGGCCATGTCAAAGGCTGAAAAGAGGGCGGAATCGTTTAAAAAGATTGGCTCATCTATGCAATCAGCCGGGTTAAAACTCACGGCTGGGGTTACGGCGCCTTTGGTGGGTTTGGGTCTGGTAGCAGTAAACGCAGCATCAGATCTTGATGAATCTCTAAGCAAAGTAAATGTAGTTTTTGCGGGGAACGCCGACGCAATTATAGAATGGTCAGAGGATTCAGCTACAGCATTTGGGATCACCCAGCAAGAGGCCTTGGAGGCGGTTGGCACTTATGGGAATTTGCTGCAGTCCTTGGGCGTGGTTCCAGATATGGCCGGGGAAATGTCCCAATCCTTTGTAGGTTTAGCATCGGATCTTGCCAGCTTTAACAATGCCTCACCAGAGGAAACCTTATTGGCGCTCAGATCGGCGCTTACAGGTGAAACAGAGCCCATGAAAAGATTTGGTGTTGCGCTCAATGCCAATGCGATTAAAGCACAGGCATTAAAGATGGGCTTGATCGATATGACTGATGCGGGAATAGTTGAAACTACAGAAGCCCAAATTAAATTAACTGAATCTCAAGAGAAGTATAGAGAAGCTCTTGAGAAGTATGGGGGATCCGCTGATGAAACTATAAAGGCAAATATCGCATTACAAAAAGCTCAGGAAAAATATGATAAGGTGCTGGAAGGAACACCAGGCGAGCTCACATCAGCTGCAAAGGCTCAAGCGGCTTATGCTCTGATCATGGAGCAAACCACATTGGCGCAAGGTGATTTTGAGCGAACATCAGATGGATTAGCAAACACCCAGAGAATCGTTAGCGCTCAATTCAAAGATACTGCAGCGTCGATTGGTCAACAACTGTTACCATTTGCTTTGCAGCTAATGACAGCAATCCAAGGATTGCTTGAGAGGTTCCAGGGCATATCACCACACATGCAGAAGGTTATTATTATTGTGGCAGCGATAGCAGCGGCGATTGGGCCATTATTGATGATAGTTGGAACACTTGTATCAGCTATTGGATCAATTATCCCGGTGGTAACAGCGGTTGTAGCTGTGATCTCAGGTCCATTACTCTTGATTATTGGGGCTGTGATTGCCATCATTGCTTTATTGGTTGCAGCCTGGAAAAACAATTGGGGTGATATCCAAGGAAAAACCAAGGCAGCGATTCAATTTATAAGGAATCTGATCCAGCGTGGTTTGGATTGGATCAAAAGTTTTTGGGATCAACATGGGGCTCAAATCCTTGCCACAGTACAAGCGATCTGGGATAGTGCAAAGGCTATATTTGATTGGTTTGTGGGGATTGTTCAAGAAATATTTGCTGCATTCCGTTTAGCGTTTGCCGGGGATTGGGAAGGATTCGGAGCCAAACTAAGAGAGGTTTGGGATAAGGTCTGGGAAGCAATAAAAAACGTTGTTTCTACAGCTTGGGAATTCATCAAAACAGCTGTAAGTAATGGGATCCAGGCGATCATTAAATGGTTTACGGAAACAGATTGGGCCGATGTGGGATCTCGAATTATTCAAGGTATAGCCAATGGAATCACAGCAGCTACAAAATGGGTGATCAATGCGATCAGATCTGTGGCCGGGGCAATCTGGGATACCCTCAAGGGTTTCTTTAAGTTTGGCTCACCAGCCAGATTGATGGTTGATATGGGTATGAATTTGGATCGGTCTTTGGCCATGGGGATCGATCGATTGGCACACCTTCCAGAAATGGCGATGTTAAATATGACTGGTGGGTTATCACCTGCAATGGCGGGGATCTCGCCAGCATCAGCCAGCTTTACATCAGCGGGAAGAGATACAATCGGGGGCATGGGTGGACCAGTGATCGTATATGGTGGTTTACACCTGCATGACGTACAAAACAAAAAATCATTACTAGATGAATTGAGTGATTTAACATAATGGATCTTGTATCTTGGGATGGCAATAACATAAACGATGGCACTAATTATGATGCCATTCCTAATGCTGATTTTTACGGTTTACCCGATATAAATGCAAACCTTGGGCGGCGCTTGGGAGCGTGGCCACTGGTGGGATCTGTGGAAAGGCTAGGGCATGAGATCCACTTTGATATTTACATCAGGAATACACCCACAGCCACTTATCAAAAACAACTGATGCAATGGTTTGATCCAGAGGATGAGAGCCCAAAACAATTAATTGGCTCTGATTCGGGTGGTGGAAACAATCGATATATTGAGGCCATTTGCACAGCTCTGGATGAGGTTCCATTCTCAGCCGGGTTACATTATGTCGTTACTCTGGTTTTGAATGGTGATGTTAGATGGCGAGAGGTTACAGCATCTACGCAATCTTGGGCGGTGACAGCCACAGCCGACACAGAAGCGGTTACAAACAGCGGCGAGGATGATGCTTACCCTATATTTGAAATCCAGCCCACTACCAATAAATCGGTAGGCTATGGACAAAAAAGATGGGTGATCATCAGGTGGAAAGTGGATAAGGCAGCTACAAAATACCCCATGGATATTTGTAATAATGCTTTTGATTCGGCGGCTGAAATAGCCGGGGGGGATATGCAAGCTGATGGGGATGATCTCAGGGTTGAGGTTGACGGAATCGAGGTTGATCGATGGCTGGATGATATCAATACGAATAATACATCAGTCTGGGTTAACTTGGATTGGCAGCCCAAACAAGAGGCCACATTAAATGGGGCCATCAGTGACAGCGACACCACGATCACGATCAATGAGGATATATCAGGATTCCCGGTCCAGGGGATCTTGCACACCCAATCGGAAACCATCACATATACCGGTCGAAATGTAACAGATAAACAGTTTACAGGATGCACCAGGGGAGCCAAAGGCACAAGCGCAGCAGCTCACGCAGATGCAGCAGCTATTTATTGGGTGCAACATGAAATATGGTTACTTTACGATAACTCAACGGTTTCAGCGCCTACGGTTGATGCTGATAATAAACCAGCTTTTGAGTTAGCATCCAGTACAAATACATTTTGGGATTACACCAGCTTTGGCGAAAATGACAGGCTGAGGGCGGCGCAGTGGGAAAGGATCCCGACAGATGGCTCACCCATTTTCTATGGTGGTAATCAGGGTGCAGCAGCCACACCTTGGGTAGAATTGGGGCTCTTCTGTAATTCATATCGTGATAAGGCTTTGGTTAAGATTGCGAATCCTTGCGGGATCACCAATGCAAATTTTGAAACTGCAGAGGCTTATACCACTGACATGGATTCGTGGAATTGTTACATGAGGACTGATGATGGTACGGTTTTATTTACTTTTGCTCAACCTACAGTTGAGGAGTCATGGCAAGCAGTAGCAAATAAAGATCAAGCGGTTTCACCTTCAGCTCAATGGGTGGGAATCTGGTTGGATACTTTATTCACTAACACAGTACAAAAGGTGGAATGGTCGAATGTGGAAATCACATTAGATTCATCTTACACACCAGCATCAATCATTGGTGGTGAGCAAGCTAATTACCAATTGGAAGCCACGATCACCAATGAAACTACAGGTGATTCTATCCAGGTTGCATTCATCATGGAATTAAATCAAGAATTACAGGTCGATACCGATTCCAAATTGGTGGTTTACCTCAAAGATAAATCAAATCAATACCAGGCTTTGACGGTAGATGGTGGACCTAGACCAGATTGGCTCAAACTACAGCCGGGATCTAACACATTGAGGCTTGATGATGTAGGTACGGGGAATCTAACGATTGGGCTTGAGTGGGAAGAGAGGTTTTACCATTAATGGGTTACTCGCATATCACAGTGGGGGATCCAAATGGTAATATTTTGGCTGAAATATCACCCATTATTGAGCGGGTATCATGGCGGGTTAATAAGGTGGGCAAGGCTACATTCTCTTTGGCGATCTCAGATCCAAAGGTTACCTCAACAAATCTAAAATTCGGGAATCGAGTGCTGATCGATTTTGACAACGATCTGCCATTATGGGGCGGGATCCTGGATGTACCTCGAACATGGTCAGATGGCTTGGTGCAATGCACAGCATTTACAGGCGAGCAATTATTCGGTTTTAGGGTTACAGGTAAAAGCAGGGTGTTTTCCGGGATCTCAGTGGGTAATATCTTCAAA